TTCAAGTGCAGGGTACCTGTTCCGATATGGTCATCGATGGGATAACTTGCAAAGGATTCTGTGAGATCAGACATGTCGTGGAAACGAAAGTCTGGGCCGTAGGAACCTTTAAATTTTATCGCCCGGAATTTGATATGAATCACCCAGGTTTCGGAAGTCTCCTGGGTACCACGCAGCAGTTAATGACGCTGTATGGACTTCGTATCAGTCCGACCGTACTGTATAAGGTTACGCCTTGGACATGGGCCATCGATTGGTTCACCGGCTTTGGTCGATTTATCAACCGAGTCGATGATTTCCTTTCAGATGGAATCGTGGCCAGGAATCTGTATATCATGAGGACCATGAAAAGATACGTGACTAAAAGATCAGTCATAAACTTTTCCTCTGGTGCTCAGACTTTTGAGTGGAAGAGAGAACTCCAAACAAAAGTTCGAAAGATTGCAGATTCGCCTTATGGCTTCGACGTGCCTTGGAACTCAATGTCTCCAAGGCAATTAGCGATCCTTGCTGCGATTGGCATTGGCCAAACGAGCACGGGTTTTATCTCGCGTGGTTAATCGAAGTGTCGGCTTGGTGACCCGATACTTGCCACGTGTCTAACCACCATTTACTTCTGGAGGTCAGCCTATATGGCACTTGCCGATCCACAGACTATCACTGTAAACGCCGTAGCTAAAGTGATGCCTCGCGTTTTATCTGAGGCTTTTCACTCTGTTTACGAATTGGGTGATCTCACGTTTAAACTTGAGATCCGGCACCGTCAAGTGAAACGAAACGGTAAATCCCGTGTCGTTTCCAACGTTGCCTTTTCCCAACGGAAGATCGTCGCAGACCCGTTAACAACTGTTAACGATTATGAGACGTTTACCGACTCCGTGCAATTTGATAGACCAGAGGTGGGATATTCTTCCACCGAGATCTCTCAACATCATACGGGTTTCGCAACTTGGCTCGACGCCACAATGGTCGGAAAAATCGTCGGACGAGAATCATAATGGACGAATCAAAGTACATAGAGGATGTCTTCCGACACCTCTTAGATGCTTTGGAAGTCGTTAATCCAAGTGCAATTTCACCATTCCTAGAAGTTAATTCTAAGGGTGATGATCTGTACGAGATTAACATTCTCGTTAAACTTAATCCGCCTCACGTTAGTGAGGTTCTAGAAGGAGGTTCTGATGAAGAGATTTAGATTGATTTTATCAATCATTTCCCTAGCGCTACCCATCGTCCAAGAAGTTGCGGCTGAAGAGCCGCCTCAATCTAGACGACGGAGGGCGTCGGACTTTGTCCCATCGGAGTCTTCCCTCGAGAAAGGAGACCAGGATGAATCGCCGAATTCGAGCGATCTTGCAAGACCTAGAGTCCATGCAACTAGCGTTGCAGGCCCTAGATGAGCAAGGTATCGATGTCGAACGAATTGTTCGAGTATCGAATGCACAGGGTAAACCTGCTCAAGCACTTCACGATCTAATGCTTTCTGCTTCGCAGATTGCTAAGAACGCTGATTTGCTTAAGTCAACGTTAACTCCTGCTGCTCCAATACCCCCTGGTAAAGCTCGGAAACGTATAAAGTAACTTCTTATACGTTTTTGACCCGACTCGTGGAAGGATAGTCTGCTAGTTGAACTAGAAGGCGTGTCATATGGCCTGGAAGCTTTAACCTCTATCTTAGATAGGAGGCAACGCTTGAAAAGCCATGTAAACGACTACCTAGAAGTGATGCAGGCTATCTATGAAGACGCCTGCGTCAAGTGCGCCACTGAGGTCTCTCGAAGAGATCTAATGACCATTAGATCTCGGGTTAAATCTCAGGGAATATCGTTCTTGACGATTACCCTACCGAATTTCTGTCGAGATTTTGAAAAATCTCTCGATCAGGGATTCGTCGACCCTAATCTCTTTCGAAGTTTCAGAAAGAGACAAGCAATTCCTGCATTTTTGCAAGGTATGCTTGGTCGTATTTTTAACCGAGAGACAGGAAGGATTATCGACAATGATCAGCTTAATTCATCTGATCGCTCCCCAAGTTATACTGCTTGCCTCGTTGGCTGCATTAGACAGATATGTCTTGCATTCAAAAAGGTCAAGCTACCCTGCACTCCCGCAAGGGAACGTAGGGTTATGGAGAGTTTCATCGAAAATGAGCGCTCCTTTAACGTGTTCCCGTTGCCGAGAGAAGATGACGATTTCTTCAAATCTACATCTTCTGTGCTTTGGGACAATATCATGGGTGTTTTACGCCTGGATATGTTGGTCCCTAGGCACGGTCCCGGCCAAACCGCCGAACGTATTTCTGGAAACAGAAAATATCGTTGGCGATTCTGGCACCATCGTCTTGAGCCTTACTTCCCTATTCTTGATACCGGTTACCCTATTTCAATTGGGGAACTGGATTTCGAGAGTAAGGAGCTCAAAATGGTTTCGATGGTGCATTCGGATCAAGAGACACCCGCAAGGGTAATCCTCGTTCCGAAGACACTTAAAGGCCCTAGGCTGATAGCTTGCGAACCTTGCTGTAATCAATATACTCAGCAAGCGATTAGAAGAGAGTTATACTCTCTTTTAGATCGTTACCATGTTACGTCAGGTCATATTGAATTTACTGACCAAACAATAAATGGTAAGCTAGCTCTTCAGTCGTCGAGAGACGGTCAATTAGCAACGATTGATCTGTCCGACGCAAGTGACCGCGTGCCGGTTGGCTACGCGTTGTACATGTTTCGTTCAAATCCCGATCTTAAGGATGCGATCGAAGCTTGTCGCTCGACGAAGACGTCTTTGCCTGATAACACGTTAGTGAATCAGCGCAAATTCGCTCCAATGGGTAGTGCTCTGTGCTTTCCAGTCGAAGCCATGTACTTTTACACTTTATGTGTAATGGCACTTCTGAAAAGTCACAACCTTCCTGTAAGTCACGCTAATGTTTTTAAAGTTAGTCGTGACGTCTATGTCTATGGGGACGATATTCTCGTTCCCACAGATCATGTGGCTACGGTTCTCGAAATTCTTGCTAAGTACAACTGCAAGATCAATTCCAATAAGACCTTCTATACTGGAAAGTTTAGAGAGTCTTGTGGAGTCGATGCGTATGACGGACACAATGTAACACCTGTGTACGTGAATAGACCTCGACCGAGAAGCCGGCAGCAAGTAAAGGAGATATTATCTTGGACAGCCGCTGGGAACCACTTTCAGAAGAAAGGGTACCTTCGTACTGCTTCTCTACTCTTTCGAAGGGTAGAGAGGATACTCGGCAAACTGCCTGGTATCTTTGAGAACTCTCCAGTACTTGGGCGTGTCTCTATCTGGTATCTTGATCCACCCAAAAGATGGAATAAGAAATATCAACGTAGTGAAGTACTATGTTGGACCCAGGGTCAAGTCTTTCGCACTGATCGACTTGATGGATACGCAGCTCTACAGAAGAGCCTTATGAAGCTAGAAGGTCTTAAGACCCTCGACGCTCCTCGGGACAAACTTCATTTAGAGCGTTCTGCACTACACGGCGAAGTTGCCTTACGTCGCCGTTGGGTCCCTGCTTCAATAATGCAGGGCTTACGCTAATTAGCGTCAGTGGGGGATCCCAACCAACCAGGATATCGGTACCGAGATGGGGG